ATTTATGCAGAGTTATTTCCTGATAAGATTACTAATACTAATGCTCTTCGTTTTCGTAGTCAAATCAATCAAAAATTAGGCAATGGCAAATTAACAAATTATATTAAAGATAGTATTGATCCAGATGATTTTGCTGAAGCTGTTTATATGTATAAAGATAAAGTTGTTAGTGAACAAATTGACAAATTATTATCTGGTGATAGATTAAATGAATTATATGAAATGCCACCTTGGGAGGCTAAAAAATTAGAGTCCCCTCAAGAAAAAGTTCTTTGGAATATTATTTATCATATGAGAGATGTGTGGTCTGAAGGAGATATTCTTGACCGTCTTACTTATAAGTATGGTAAGCGTTATATGGATGATTACTTCAAAGCAAGAGATAGTATCCTTAACGCTAATGCTAAAACAGGTAAAAGAGCAATCGATCCAAAATTTGTTTCCAAAGAAGACATTGAAAGATTACTGGATCTTCGTAGAGTAAGTGATAATCATCCTCTTAGTGATGTTTATGATATGGCTTTAAAGGCTTCTAAATCTAAGACAAAAGGTGGTTATGAATCTGTTCAAGCTTTAGAAAAAGACCTTAAGAATTTTGAAAAGAGATATGAATCTATTAAAAAATCTGATGGTAAACTTACATGGAAGCTTACAGATGATGAAAAAGAATTAGTTGATGAAGCATTATATTATGTAAAAAGCCGTAAAGATAACTTCCTTAATTACGATATGAATAACATTGCCAAAACATTAAACCATGATGAAATGGTTTCTTCTATAAAGTCTCTTGAAAAGGATTATGCTGAAATGAATGAACAAATTGGTAAGCAAGTTCAAAATGAAGCAGAAGAATACATTAGAGAAACTATTGGTAAAAAATATGGTTTAAATGGCGCTGATGTTGATGCCATGTTTGAAATGGCTTCTGATGAAAGCCGTATGGAAGCATATAGACTTCTTGCAAAAGGCTTCAACCATATTCTTTATGAAGAAGTTAAACTTGGCAGAATGTCTGAAGAATTTGCCTTGAAGATGACCAACCAGTATCTTCCACAAATGCTTACAGATGATATTATCAAAAAATGGGAAAAAGTATTTAATGAACCTTTCAGTACTTATGAAAGAACTCCTGGCAAATACGACCCAGTTCATGGTGACAAACCTCTTTTCACAAAGGGTAATAGATTCTCCAGTTATTATGCCGGAGAAAAGAAATACCAAAGAGCTGTTCGTGATTTGTCTATTGATGAGTTAATGCGTGATCCAGAAATTACCAAGAGATTTCTTGAAGATGCTGATAACTGGTTTATTCAGAATCCTAGGTATCATGAAATTTATAAGAATCGTGCAAATTTCCTTGATAATAAAGAATTCTTTGTAAAGAAATATTTAAGAGAATCTGGTGATGATGCTGTTGAAAAAGTCATTAAAGAAAAATATAATGAAGTTTCTCAAGAAGTAGGCAAGATGTTTAATTACAACTTCGCAGATTTATTCTTTAATCAGATGGTAAAACATAATGAATTAGTACAAAGTGAGTTTGCTAATAATATTATTAAGGGCAATTTGATGACAGAGTTTGACCCTAAAGTTGGTAAGACTGGTGATAGGATTGTTATTCCTTATCTTGATATTCTTGAAGATTGCAGACTTATTAAACGATATAATAAAAAGTATCGTAAATATCCTTCTGAAGAAATCTTTAATACAATTGTTGAAGATGCCGGTCTTGACCATCGTTTGGTTGGTAGAAATGTATCTCACTTTGAAGTCACAGAATCTCAATTAGAACAAATTCAAGAAGTACTTAAGGATTTAAGAAATCCCGATCCAAAAGCAAAGAAAACATATAACATTAAAACAAAAGGGTATAATATGGATAATGTTGTTTACGATATGGTAAATACTTATACAAAGACCCAGATGAAGATAATGCAAAATACTTTCTTGAATTTGTATGATAGTTTCTTAACTAAATTTAAGATTCTTAATACTATTATCAATGTACCGTTCCATGGTCAAAACGCTATCAGTAATGCGTATCAATCTTTCTTGGGTTGCGGTTTGGATGCTTTTGACCCTAAAAAACTTAAACAGGCTTATGAGATTGTTCGTAATGGCGATCCAAAGCAAATGATTACTTTTGGTAAGGAAACTAGAAGTGCTGCTGAGTGGAGATATATTCTGAATCAGTATAATGTTATTGATAATACTTTCTATAATGATTTCAGAATGGCTAGTGAAGCTATTCCTGAAAAACAAATGAGAGATATTAGTAATGACCAGTTTAACAATTTCTTTGGCGATCCGTTTGAAGAAGGTCATCCGCTTTCATTCTTGAATCCGTTAATTAATGGATTGAATAAACCATTTAAAGCAGGTGGTAGAGCTGGTGCCGCAATTGAAGGTACACAAAGAGCAAATCTTTTCTTCTCTTTGGTTGGTCAAGGTCACGATTATAGAACCGCTGCAAATATGGTTGATGATTTCTTATTCGATTATGGTAATCTAACCAAAGAAGAAAAAACTTGGTTCAGACGTATCATTCCATTTTATTCCTTCCTTAGAAAGAATGTGCCTATGGAATTAGCTAATATGCTTGAACAACCTCAAAAGTATGCTAATACTAGAAGGTTATTCGATAGTGTAAGTAGATTGTCTGAAGATTATATCCCGCCAGATGAAAGACATGAAATGAGAGATACTGATATTCAATTACCATTCCGTGTTAATGGTGAGTATTATGGTTTGGCTGATAACTTACCTTATTCACAATTCGAAAAATGGGATGATCCCGGTAAGGCTTTAGGACAAACTTCTCCATTAATTAAACTTTTACCTGAATTACTTACTGGTAAATATGCTTATACTGGTATGGACTTTGAAGGTGATACTCCTGCTGAACAAGCATTATTCTATGCTATGAACCAAGTGCCTATTACAAAGATGGCTGCTAGACACATAACAGACCAGAACTTTGGTATCGCTCCAACTGATGCTGATTCTGATTATGAACCTGATACTACTAGAGGTGTTATGTGGGATATTGGTCAAGCACTTGGTTTCCCGATAAATCGAATCAGACGACAGAATTATTATGGCGAAGATATTTATCAGCAATATGCTGATGAACCTGGAGTTATAGAAGATTTATTGGATATGATGAAACAGCGTAGTATTAGTAAAGTCCGTAATAAGGAATAATAAGAGAGAGCCTAATCGGCTCTCTTTTTTTTACTCTTTTAACAACCTATCAATTGTCTTATTAGCCTGCAATACTGCAGAATAAATTAACTTATACAATTCATCTCCAGTCATTTCAGAAACCTTCTTATCAAATCCAGAAGGAACTGGATTATAATCGTTATACTTTATCATACATCATCTTCCCTCCTGTGTTGACTTTTTTCTGTATCAAAACCTTCAGGATAACGCTCCTTCAGTTTTTCAATATTTGCTTCAAACACATCATCCAAATCAATATCAAATACTGTGCAAGCCAACGCTAAGTACCATGAAATATCACCTAGCTCTTTAATCAAATGAGAAATTTCTAATGGATGGTCTTGGAACATTGCTTTTTTGAGTAAGTCTAAAAGTTCACCTACTTCACCAGCCAAACCAAAACACGCATTAGCTGTTTGTTCTCCCATTGTTAAATCTCTGTTAATCGTTCTTAACGCTGCTTGTTGATACTCGTTCCCTGTCATTTGCTAACCTCCCCGCTTCTTGTAAGGCATATACTGTTACTGCTGTTTTAATTTTTGTCCAAGCATAATCTTTTGATAACCATTCTGTTAATCCTTGAATGCTATTTGTATAACTTTGACCTAATACTAACAAATCAGAATAAATGAATTCTGCAAGTTCTTTGTCGCTTAAATTTTCCATGTATTCACGGTTTGTCATTTTAGCACTCCTTTTTCCAACTTTTTATCTGTCTTTAATGGTTTTTGTAATAAGAAATACTATCATTACAGCCAATGCTGTAATTAGTGTGACGAAATCGCCAACCAAAATGATTTTTAGTATATTAAATATTGTCGTCATTTTTCTCAACCCTTATGTTGCTTATATTGTGCGTTTCGATTGTTTCTTTATAAATAATAATGTTTTCTTCGTATTCTTCATATTCATACTCCGAACCAACTGCTTCTTTGAATTCTTTTGCTAGTTCTTTTTCTTCTGGTTTGTTGAATATTAATGATTCTCTTTTAATTATTGTCATTATCTTTCTCACTCCAACATTTTAATAAATATTCACAGACTTTTGTATTTGTTGTATAGTGTATTGAAAGTTTAACTGTAGCTACAATATCAATAACAAGTACTGTGATTAAAATTAAATCCGCAATCATTCCTATTAAATCACTCACAGTTGTTACCTCTCTTAGCACTATCCAATTCTGCACCACAAGCTAAATAACCAATAGCATCAATCCAACTGTCTTCCTTGAATCTACTTGATGCAATTCTTGCAATCTTCAGCAAAGTCATCATAATAGCTACATCTTTTTCAGACAGACTTCCTACATTATCATTAAACAGATATGCAGACCATAATTCTGCAATAAGTTTAAAGCTATCTTCAGGCGAACCATATTGGTCTTCTCTGTCATTGCATACAATGGTTTTTGCTTCATCTAAGAAGTACTCTCTGCCTCTATAATAAGGTTCAAAAGTTCTATCTTTTTCTTCAGCGTGTCTTAACTGTTCTTCTGCATAAGACATTGGTTTAACCGTTTCATGAATGATGTCGTCCCTTTTTGTAGTGCTTGTGGCTTCGACATAATCTCCGGTTTCAAGATCCCAAAAATATTTTTTACCCATTATAATGTCTCCATTTCTACATCATGTTTTACTCTGTCATGTTCTTCAGCGGTCTTTGCATCATTCCATCTATCCATTGTTCCTACCAAGTACCCTGTAATACGTCTAATACGTTCGAAAGGTATGGCTTTAAACTGATAAGACAAATCAACAAAATCACCATCCACGTCAATAGTAAGACTGGCCAGTTTTCTGTTATACTTGTCTTCCACGTATTCCACATATTTCTTAGCTTCTTCAATTGACACCTCTGGTTCGCAATAAACCTCTACATCGTATACTTCGTAGTAATTACTCTTCATCTTCATCTTCCTCCGCAAATTGTCTTCTTGCATCTTCGTAACCATCTTTATATCCTTGCCGATAACCTTCATCGTAAATTCTTTCGATGTGTTCTGCATCGTATGGGTACTTCATTTTTTCTTCACCTCATAATCTTTTGGATAAAAGATAATATCCAATCTTGGATTTTCTCTATCAAGTTGCACATCTTGTATTCTTGGTAATAAAAAGTAGTCATCGTGGAATAGTAAGCCTTCCATACTGTCTGTTAATAATTTTAAACAGTTATGGCTGTCTCTTCTTCTCTTATCTGGAAAATAGAAATACAGATCCATGAATTGCCATACCGCTCTGTCATCCATTTTCCATTTGCTTCTTTTTACCTCTTTCTTTACAATGTCCTGTGCTGTCTTGATATATTGCATAGCGTTTGTAGTAAGTCTCCTTGCACCTCTTCCTACATTCTGATAAATGTGATTAACAGAAGGTGGGATAGGCAAGGAGAATTTTAATACCTGATTTGGATAACGTGGTTTTTCCCGCTCCAAATCTTCTATTGGTTTTTCTTTCTTTGGTTGTTGATTTCTTGCCATTGTTGATTTTGCACTCCCTTACATCTATCTGTTAATCCGAACCAACACATATTAGTACATCTCCAAGAATGCGTACTGTCATCAGGCATTGAGAACTTATTATTCTTGATACCATTAAGGATTTCTTTGGTTCGCTTGATTGCATCCTTAATATCTAATTCGTACACGTTTCTTGTTGTCTTAACAAAGTAGGTATTATCATCAATTCGATGATAGACGATGTGTTTATTAGGATTCAGATAATGTAATGTGAATGATTCAGGCATCTGACCATATTCCTGACAAACCGCATACATATACAATGGAGGTTGTAGATCCGTAATTAGTTTTTTACCACTCATTGGTTTGCCTGTCTTCCAGTCATGAATATAAATCTTACCTGATTCTTTATCGAATTCGATTCTGTCTAATGTACAGCTTACCTGTGGAATATTCTTGCCTAGAGAGAATTTGATATTGTGTTCAGAAATAAAATCCTTACCAAAAGAATCCTTGATTCCAAAGAAATTCATTAAACAAGTTTTACCTACATCTAATAAATCCATTGTAATAATTGAATAGTCATCATCGGTCTTAAGATTCCATTCTTCTACTCTATCCTCTAATTCACCTATCGCAGCAGACAAACCAAAATCATATTCACTTGATTTGTCAATCAACTCATGAACGATTACTCCTAGTTGTGCGTGCTTACCCATTGGCGGTTCGATACCTAATACCAGTTGAAGGTATAAAGAATATGGACATCCGGCATACTGTTCAATGTGAGAGCGTCTGATTACCTGAAACATATCATCAGGCTTATAACATTCCTCACACTTGTAATTATTTTCAGCATAACAACTATCACATAATTCTTTACCACAAATCTGACAATGGTTTGCACAATCCTTACATAAAGGTACATTACATTGAGCACAACGTGTGATTTTATCTACAGGTATTTTCTTAATACAACTGTTACAATACATATTACCACCTAGCTTATTTTAATATCGCTTTTTATCTCATTCCACAGTCTATAAATCTTACTGTAGGAATTTTCTGTTTTTTCACTGATTTCGTTTAAATTATATCCTTCTGTTATTAATTCTAAGATTTCTCTCTTTAATCCTTCTTGTTTCTCTCTGTATTCTTCGATTTCTATCATTTTGTATGGTATCTCATCGTAACCAACTTTCTCGCTTTCATTCTCATCATCCAGTCTTATGAAAGCGAATTGACTGTCATTTCTCTTAACCATCTGTCGTTTTTTCAATTCATTCAGTATTGCATTTTTGATACTGTTGACAGCGTATGAAGAGAATGCCTTTTCACTTGGTTTGTTTTCAATTGCTCTCCATAACGCTATCAACCCTATCTGTGCAATATCTTCATCATTTACCTCGTCTGGAAAAAACCTGTTGATGGTGTAATGAACTAATCCTTTGTTAGTTCTGATTTCATCATCAATCGTCATTCATTTGCCCTTTCAATTTCTAACGCAATTAAACTACTACCGTCTTTCTTTCCTTTGACAAATACCATGTCATTTTCTTTAATAGTTTCGTTTATTTTTTTCCATGTGGATGCAAAGCAAATAATTCGTAGAGAGTCTGTATTGTTTATGGCTTGTATAAATGCCATCAAATTTCCTTTCTTGTCATAGCGTTGTACAACCTCTGTTACAACTGCCATTGTCATGAAGGTTTCACCTGTCTTTGCTTGTGAGAATGGTTTAAGATTGTTGTAACCATCGAAAGGAGTTGAAGTCACATAGAAGCCGAATACTTCTTTATCGTATTCGTATTTCGGTAAGTTTTCTGCTTCTCCGAAATGCTGGAATAATAATTCATTTCTTGATGCTTCATTATCAAAACATCCGGCTTTAATTAATGCCTTAATATTATTGGATTTAATTGAACGCCTTTGTCTTCTTGCAAGCAAATCTTCCAGATCAGTTATCGGCCTTATGTCTTTCAGTGCTTGAAGTGCAGATTCACCAAATCCTTTAATTGATGTAAGTGGCATTGCAATGCCGTCTTCCGTTGGTATGAATTCATTATCTGAAATATTAATATCTGGCGGTATCAACTTGATACCTTTACTCTTCACAGTGTTTATGATTTCAGAAAGCTTGGGGGCGTCACCAATATTCTGAGTCATATACGCCGCATAGAATTCTTTTGGATAATAGTATTTCATATAGGCTGTTTGGTATGTGAGCATCGCATATGATGTTGAATGTGCCTTATTAAATCCATATCCACCTGAAACGATTTTACAAATTTCATTCCATAACTCTATTGCCCCATTAGTATCTTTTAACCATTTCTCTTTAAGCTCATCATCATGAAGAATGTCTTTATTCTTTCTGATGTGTTTATCAGACCAACCGATTTCCCATCCTGCATATGTGTTAGCGAGTTGGAGATATTGGTCTTGGTAGACTATCAGACCATGTGTACTTTGCATGTATTCTGGTAAATCAGTTTCTTTATGACTTCTTCTTGCTGATAGGTATTCATTCCAATCACAAACTCCAGGTCGTATCAGAGCGTTGATTGCTACTAAATCTTGGAAATTCTTTGGCTGTTGTTCTATGACTTTATCTCTTTGGTCTGACAATTGAAATACTCCTAACACATCTCCTTCGCATAACATCGTGTAAATGTTTTCATCTTCAAAATCAACATCCTGCCAGTTGATGTGACCAGTGTATTTCAATACGTTTTCCATGAGTGTCAAACTGTTTAAACCCAAAATATCAAACTTGTAATGTCCTAGATCTTCAAGTGTTTTTTTATCAAGAGCAATTATCATTTTTGTTCTATCGTCACTATCCGTTATGACTGGTAGAATCTCCTCTAATCCCTCACATATAATTACTCCTCCTGCATGAGTTGAATATGTCCTTAATTTACCTTCAAGTTTCTTTACAACTTCATATATATTCTTGTTTTTGTCGAACCATAAAGCTAATTCCTTTGATTCACTTAATGCTTCTTTTAAGGTAAAAGTTAATCGTTTTGGTAACAAGCCTACTATTTTTGCAATTTGTGCTTGAGTAAATCCATATACTCCCATTACACTTCTTATAGCACTTTTAGCAGAAAACCTATTAAAGGCTCCTACTCTAGCCACATTGTCATGTCCATATCTGTCTTGTAGATGTTTGAAAACTTTATTAATATCAGAGAAGTCAACATCATAATCAGGTTCTCTTGTAGGTGTTAAGAATCTTTCAAATAACAATCCATGCTTTTGAGGATTTACTTCTGTGATTCCTATTGTGTATCCTACTTTACAGCCGGCACCACTTCCTCTACCATCTCCTACTAAGATGTTGTTTTTCTTTGCCCAGTCGATGTATTCTCTTACGATTAGGAAATAACCGCTATAACCTGTTTCAGAAATTACACTTAATTCCTTTAACAAATCATCTTTAAACTCTTTATTCTGTTCTCCTCTGTCTCTGATTTTTCCATGAGTGTATTCTGACCAAACCAAAGAAGATAATTCATTGTCTTCCTCTTCTTTGGTTGGTAGATACTTTGGTAGATAGTTCCCACTCTCCATAGACAAATTGTCTTCACACTTGTCAGCGATTTCTTTTAAATTGTGATAGCAATATGATAAGGTTTCGGGATCTATGTATGTCAATTCTTCTGACATTTCTGAATCCGATTTTAACCAAAAGTCATTAAATTCAAATCGCCAACGCTTTGGTGAGTCCATCTTTGATTTTTGTTGGATGCATAATAACACTTCATGTACGTTATAATCTTCTTTGTTTACATAATGGACATCGTTTGTCACTATGGGTTTTAAGTCATAATTTTTACAGAAACTCTCTAACTTCTTATTTACTTTGATTACATCCGGGTTGGTAGATGATTGTAATTCTACATAGAAGTCATCTCCGAATATGTTTTTTAATTCGAAGATATGGTTAAGGGCTAAACAATCTTCTCCCATTAAAATATATTGTCCTACTTGGTTGGCTATGCAAGCTGTTGTCACTATCAAACCTTCGCGATGTTCTGACAATAAATTTAAATTAATTCTTGGTTTGTAGTAGAAATTGTCATTAGCCAAAGCCTGAAGTTTAAACAGGTTTCTTAAGCCTGTTTGGTTTTTAGCAATCACAATCAGGTGTCCATTTCGGTTTAATTCTTTCGGGTTTTCATAATAGAATTCTTCACCTAGAAGTATCTTAATTGCGTGGTTGGCTTTCAATTTAGATGCTTCATACAAACCAGAAGAACTACCGTGATCCGTAATTGCAATGAATTCTTGCCCTAATTCTTCAGCTTTAGTTATTAATTCTTCAACAGTTGCTAAACCATCTAATGCACTGTATTCAGTGTGGACATGTAAATGACCCGGAAATTTCATCTTTCACCTCCTTGATAATGATGATTTGCACCTTTTGTTTCCCACGAAAAGAGACTCAAAATGTGGGAATGGCGGAAGGAGTAGGATTCGAACCTACGAGACATAATGTCTGATAGTTTTCAAGACTATCTGCTTAAGCCACTCGCTCATCCTTCCATGTTGGCAGAGATGGTTGGAATCGAACCAACGATTTCGGTTTTGGAGACCGATGTTATACCACTTAACTACATCCCCATGTTGGCAGCGGTTGCAGGACTCGAACCTGCGAATGCATGAGTCAAAGTCATGTGTGTTAACCAACTTCACCAAACCGCTACAGAAGACGAAGATTTTCACCTCCATGGTCAGCTACTTTCTCTTCGTCTAAAGGAATCCTGTCTACACATGGTAGATGGACTTGGAGCACCTATTAGGAATCGAACCCAATACTACAGAGTACAAAACTGTGGTTTTACCATTAAACTATAGGTGCGTATTCTGGCGAACCAGAAAAGAATTGAGAGTAATGAAATTATATTTTTTTAGGATTTACCTCGCTTTTAAATTTTGTGTCTTGTTAAATAACAACTTCTCAATTCTTCTCCAGTTAAATCGCCTGGATCTTTGCCTTCAGGTAGTTCAATGACTTTTATTTCAGTCTTGTTCTTGAATTTCTCAATACATTTATCTCTGCATTTCAATCCAGCTTTGTCATTATCGAATGAGAGAGTTACGTTAATTCCTAGCTTTAAGATATTTCTGTATTGAGAATCTCCTAAACTACTACCTAATATGGCTATCACATTATCCACTCCAATTTCATGGTATGCCCATACATCGAAGATGCCTTCAACGAGTATCACTTCTTGTATGGACATTTTGTCTATTATTTCTACGGCTCTATCCCAGTTATATAAAATGTCATTGGTTTTAATTCCTTGTGGTTGGTATAACCATTTAGGCTGATACAAACCAGTGCTGTCTCTTAAGGCAACACCTTTTAATTCACCTTCCATGGTTAGTGGGATGACTATTTTGTTTTTCAGTAACATTTTTTCTGTTGGAAATAAACTCGTCAGAGATGACTTGAAGAATTTTAATGTGTCTATTGTGAAATGTTTATTCAAACCAGTAAATGTATCATTGATGGTTTCTTCGTTTTCTATTGGTTTGAATGCAGGCATTTCATATTGACGATGTGGATTCGATTTATGATTTTGTTTGTTTAGCCATTTCTTTTGCTCAGATAAAGTGTCACTTCTTTTAACTGTCATTCCTTCAACATTTAAGTGAAGAATCGAAGCTGCTTTATTAACAGCTTCTTTAAAACCAACTCCATCTATTTTCTGTATCAAATCAAAGACATCACCGCCTTCACAATCGCCTGTGTAACAATACCAAAGATTGTTCTTTTTATTCCAAACAAATCCTAGTGGATTATCTCCACCATGTATTGCACAACAGGCTCTTATTTCGGCGTCATGTTCAGTGACTTTTTGGAAGTCGTAATAGTTGAGTATTTGGAGTGGGTCAATGTTATCTTTAATAAACTCAACTGCGTTATCCATGATTAATTAAAAGTAATTTTTAATTTGTTACCTTTGTCTTTTTCAGTAAACTTTTTCATAGCAATCAATACATCACCCGGCTGAATCACAATCTGGATCTTTGCCTGTTCAGCCTGCTGTTCAACTGCTCTTTCTACAAAGTCTTCAATACCTTCAATAATAACTTCTAAAATTTCATCTTTTGTCAGATAATACTCCATTAGAATTCCACCTCTCTTTGAGTGAGTCTCGGCTTGTCAAAATCTATATTGATTGGTGGACAATCGCTTTCACCGTTTCTCTGAAACGCAATATATAATTGTTGATTACCGAAGACTCCGTTCTCTTTAATAACTGCTTCTTCTGGTTTGTTTACAAGGAATATCAACTTGGTTGCAAGCTGCAATATCCTGTCACTTCCACCCACATTTCCTTCATCTTTTTTCATTTCCTTTGGATTGCTACGGTTTTCTTGGCAAGCACTATAAATAGGAATATTTAACGTGCCTGCCAAATCTTTCAAACCAGAAGCAATGAAACCTAGCATTTGCCATTCTTGAGCTTGTTTTAAACTTTTTAATTGACTTGCTGGGAATTTAAGATAATCGAAGAAGATAGCTTGTATACCATATTGAAGTTTAAATTTCTTCGCTATAGCATTTACCTTTTCGATTGTAAAGGAAGGAATGTAGATGTGGTAGTAAGAACCTTGCTTCATCTGATTGATTGCCTGTTTTAATAACTCAATCTTTTCAGATGCTTTACCTGCATCTGTATCAAGCGCATACATACCTGATACGATTTCCTTATGTGGTATTCCTGATAGGATACTTAATATCCTGTCTTCCTGTTCACGTTGATTCATTTCTGTATCAAAGTAAAGAATAGGAATCTTGTTTTTTATACTTAGGTTTACAGCCCAGTTGGTTAGTGTTGTTGATTTGCCGGTCTTCGCTCTAGCACATAACATTATCAAGTCACCCGGTTGTCCACCATTTGTGTAGTAATCAAAGTTTTTCCAACCAACTTCTAATCCTGGAACAGTGTTTGGAAATTCTGCTCTTGCTCTTAATACTGCTTCAGCATTATCACCCATCTTATAGATCTCTGTGGTTTGTTGAACCTTAGTGTTTAATTCATTTAATGCAATTTCTACATTTTCAACTAACTCATTTGGGTTCATTACCTCAGTTTCATCTGTCAGCAGAAACTCCTTCTTTTGTTCACAAATCTCATATAATTTTGCTTTGGTGTATGCCTGTTTAAGTTTCTCACAGAATATTTCCAAACTGTTTGGATTAATACGCTGTTCCATTAGTATTGATAGATATTCAACACCACCGAAGTCTTCTACAACTTTCTTGGCGTGTTTATCTTTCAAGACCTCGGTGATGGCTAGTGGAGTTGGTTCCTGTTTCTTGCTGTATAAATAATCAATTGCATAATAGATATATCTATTTGCTTCTATCAGGAACATTTCTCCAGTAACTTCTTTTTCTTTAACTTCAACTAGACTCCTCACATTCTGTAAACAGTGAGAGAGGATAGTCCTCTCTACGTTCGGTCTTGCGAAGCTGTCTGATACGTTGCTCGTTTCTTTGCTCATAACCATCATCCGTCTTCGTTCTGTTTTTCATTGCCTTCAGCATGGATATTGGAGCATCCATATTGTTCTTGTAGGTTAAGTATCCTAGAGAATACATATTAACTGATTGTGTTTTGTAGTACTTTAAAGCATACATGATTTGTTCCTCTGAATACTTTTCTAATAACTGATTAGCAATTTTCATTTGCAATTTCCAGTTAACATTCTGAACCTTATAGATGTCCATCATCCTTGCTACTATTTCCTTAGGAGGCATTTGCTACACCATCATCAAAAGGGACGTCTTCGTCATCCTCGCTTTCTTTCTTAGATGCGTTGATTTCTTCCCATGTCTTGCCGTTAATCAACATAACCATCTCTTCGTATGTTGGCGGCTTCAACTGGTCTGCTACATCCATTTCAATGATGTTCTTACCTTCCGCATCGAAAGGTTCTACCTGCTGAGGTAAGAGATTGTAAGTAGTTTCAGTACCATCTCCGTTCCTGATTACCTTGATGTCATAAGTAGTCACATCTCCGATTTCCTTGTGTAATACCAGCAAATCAGTAAAGAAACGCTGACCCTGAATCAGAATTTCCATCTGTTCAGTTTTGTAATTCCAAATTCTTAAAGCGTGTCTTCTACTGGAACTGAATGTCTTAGGAAGATTATTATCTTTCTGTTGTTTAATAATCTTACAAATCGGGCAATCCTTACCGATGCAAGTCACACTCGTTTTCTGCTGAGATAACCAGTGATTCCAAAAACTGTACGGTTCGTTATCAAGGATTCTGATTTTAGTTCCGCCTTTGTCAAATTTGGTGTACGGGATTTTGTCTGTGTTTCCATTGTTTGTAACGTCTGTCCAACTCATGTTTTCACCTCTTCTTTTCTTGTAGTTTTAAAGTTGTCTTTTATACACTGAATGAAGCCTTGTGAGTTAACACTGTTCACTTTGTAGTAGTATTTCCTTTTGCAGTTATACTGGATCAGTTGATTTTCAGGATTTCCTATAAACGTCATAGCTGTTACTGGTTTGCCTTTGAGGTAGTTGAGAGACTCTATATCTTTAAGATTATTAAATTTAATTGGTGTGACTTGTAGTTCCTTCGGAACATATATATCTTCTTTCATTGGCGAACCAACAAAAGGGATAAGTGAATTGTAATAGCTATAAAGTTTATATTTATCACTTTCAAAATCTGTTAATTCAAACAAGGCTCCATAAGTGACTGTAGTACTTTTACCTGTGTTAGGTACTATGAATAACCGCTTTTTCTTGTTATCATTCAGAAACATTAGTTGTGCTTTTACAGTACCAAAACAGATAAATCTCAAACCAAGAGAAAGTATCTCTTGTTCACTCTTACGAAGTAATTCATCGTAGATGAATATTAGTTGACTACTCGTAGAGTTCATTTAACTGATTCTGTAATTTATTGAGTTTGTTAAGCTTCTTTTTATCGGCTTTTATTGCGTCCTTGTAGTACTTTACCTGTGCTTCGTTGCTCTCAATAATGGTTTCTAATTCTCTAATCTTGGTTTCCAGTTCAGTCATGTTTTCATATCTCCTTTCCATTTTTGGTTTGCTTCGTTGAATAATCCGTGTTGCTTCACAATGCCGTACTGGTTTAACCAGTTAACAACCGAACCAACAGAAACACTCATTTCCTTAGCTACCTGTTCCATAGTCATATCCTGCTCTAGGTAGAAGTGTTTAAGTATCTCTTCTAGTGGTTTGTTGTATAGGCGTTCTAACAGTTGTCTAGTACCCATGGTTATTCTCCTGTTGGTTTGTGTTATAAACGATGCTACGCATCGTTATAAATCGCCTACGGCGATTTAAAATATATTTAATCTCTTAAAGAGTTATATAGTTATATATATATTATATATAGTGGGATTTCCACTATATGGAAAATGGAAGTATTCGTCTTATTTATTCCTTTCACTTATATAAGACAAGTTTTTTTCACGGATTTTTCAAAAAAAATCAAATTTTTATATTACAATTATATTACAGAAATATTACAAAAACCAGCCTTTTTGTAACATAACTGGCATTTTGTAATGAAAATTTAATATTTCAAATATCTTCCAATTATGCTATGGCGGTATTATGTAAACCAATATGTAATTATTTGACATTAATCATCCTCCCATGCATGTTTTACGGCGTCATAAGTTGCTTTATAAATTGTGTCATAAAGTTTTTCATAAAAATCCTTATCGTTGTGCGTTGCATTATAAATAGTTTCGTACAAATATTGAAAAAAATCTTCTTCGCTTTCTGGTTCGTTTTCGTTAAGAGAATATTCTTCTAGATCTATATCGCATTCTTTCTTGAGTTTTATAATTGCATCTGCAGAAATTTCTTCTGTTAGTACACAATTTGATAGGTAGTTTCTATTTCTTAATATCATTACACTTGCAGTTCTTAAATTGATTCCACGTTTATTTACTGCATACTTTAGTTTGTTGCCATCAATTTTTATCATCTTTTTCTTCCTCATCGAATGGGAATAAATTGTCCATTTCTTTCATTGCCGGCACCATATCTTCTACAAATTTTTCAACAGTCATTTTATTTGCTACTCTTGCCTGATCCAATAATGTCATTGCTAATGCTAATTGTGGTTCTGGTTTTAATGTTTCCATAATGGTTGTCATAATATGACAAGTGGTTTCTAATTCTCTGATATTATATTTCATCAATCTTGACACCTCCAAATATAATCGGTATACTCTTTCTTTCTACCTTCAGTAATTAATTCATTTCTCAGTTTATTAGCCTTTCTTCTCTGCTCTTCGTACATGAATTGCTCCTTATAATGCGAACCAACAGCAATTCCTGCAATGAATGCTACAAAACATAATCCAATAAACATTTTTATTCCTCCTCGTCTGGATCGTATTCAACGCAGAAAAACTTTTCCATTAAAATTTTCTTAATCATTTCGCTTTCAGACATCTTTTTTCATCTCCTTTCTTAGCGCTTCTCGTCCTTCTTCCCAACCTTGCAAATATGCTTGTTCTTTTTGTAAGTGAATCATATCATTGTCTAGCTGTATTGATGGCTGATTTCTCATCGCTTTCTCGCACAGGTGTATACC